AGCTCTAGTTCTAGCTCTAACTCTGGCTCTAGTTCTGGCTCTAGTTCTGGCTCTAGTTCTGGCTCTGCTAAGAGTAGCTCATCAGTATCGGAAGGAGACTCAGACTCAGGCTCAGACTCAGACTCAGGCTCAGGCTCAGACTCAGGCTCAGACTCGGGGTCTGCTGATACAACCGCGCCAGTGATTACGATTAACTCTGGTACTGACACGGTTGAGAATGGCGGTACTTGGACGGACGCAGGAGCAACTGCCGACACTGGCGAAACTGTGATCTCAGTGGGGAATGTCGATACGAGCACCAACGGAACTTATACAATTACATATTCTGCGACAGACGCATCTGGAAATGTTGGAACAGCAACAAGAACGGTTACCGTACAGGATACAACCGCGCCAGTGATTACGGTTACAAGTGGCACGGATACAGTGTGGCAGGGTTCTACTTGGACGGACGCAGGAGCAACCGCTGATACAGGCGAAACAGTTAGCGTTTCAGGCACAGTAGATACTTCTACTAGTGGAACTTACACGATTACCTACTCGGCTACGGATAGCTCAGGTAATACGGGAACTGCGACAAGAACGGTAACAGTCGTAGATTCTGGCTCTGGCTCTGGCTCTGGCTCTGGTTCTGGTTCTGGCTATTAAAAATTTAATTATGAAAAACTTAACTGATTTATTTGATCGCGTATATGTAATCAACTGCGCCCATAGACCAGATCGTCTTGAAGATACGAAGAAGCATCTTGAAGAAACAAAAATGGCAGATAACGATAAGGTTCACTATTACCCAGCTATTATTGGTGACTGGACAACCTGCCCCGCTGACTGGCGCTCTGGTAAAGGAGCATGGGGCTGTTTACGTTCTCACCAGAGAATCCTAGAAGATGTTCTCCACACTAGAGATGATCGGGGTCAATTAACCTTGGATAATGTATTGATTATGGAAGACGATATAATCTTTAAAGACAAGGCATTGCAGAAACTTAATGAGTTTATGGAAGTTGTGCCTGACGATTGGGGTCAGATTTATTTGGGGGGGCAGCACCGTAGAACTAAAGTAGAAACAAGCTTGCCTAATGTAGTAATTGGCAAATCCGTCAACCGAACCCATGCTTACGCCGTCAACAAGCCTACTTTTGAGGAATTATACCGACATATATCATATGCCTCAGACTATCGTAAAACAACCAAGCACATTGACCACCAGTTAGAATTAGCTCATCGCCGTGAGGACTGGAAGGTTTACTGCCCAAAAGAATGGATTGTAGGCCAGAGAGCAGGTTCGTCGAACATCAATGGCAGAGTAAACAAGACTAAATTTTGGCAAGAAAAAAATTAAAAATAAAGTTCATCAAAGAACCTATTCCCATTATAAGCCTTATCATCAATCCAAAAGTCATATGCTGGTTTATCTGTTCTTAAATCAGTATATCTGACTCCCCACTCTTCAAGCTGCTTCTTTGTAAACTCTGACCAATCTTTTCCTGAGTTAGCCCCTCTAGCAGTCCAGTAGATAATTGTGTTACCACTATCAAACAAGCTATTAAAGTAATCAATCCGTGTTTTCATAGGGCGAGCCAGTTCATATTTACCCCGACTATCTGTGCAAATAGTCCCATCAATATCTACGATGAAAGTTCTCATAGTTCTTTAATTTTTGTTATAATTTTTGTGGCGCTTATATCCTCAGAGAATGGAATAAAAGATACCTCTGTTTGCCCACAGGATGCCTTCTCAGACGGATGTAACGTCGCGATGCTATAATCTCCACCTTTATACCAACGAGAGGGCTTAAAGTGTCTTAGGTAACCAGATACTGTTGCTTCGTTAAACACAAAAACATAGTCAACACACTCATTGCAAGCCACAAGGAAAGCTCTCTGCTCTTGACTGATGATAGGTCTTTCTGGACCCTTATTTTTCTCAACACTTTTGTCTCCATTCACCCCGACAACTAATTTATAATTGTCAGGTAAATCTTCTTTTATTGATCGGAGAAGGTGTGCGTGACCAGCATGAAACATATCAAAACAACCATTAGTAAAAGCCATCTTTTTACCTTCTACCGAGAAATAGTGCATGATTGTGCTTGTATCAACTATTTTAGGGTGATTCATATCGTTGCTGTTCCAGCTTTACTGACGACAATGCTACAGCAAGTCTGAGCGTAGTCAATAGCTGAATCCATGTCTTGATTAAATAAATAATTAGTCGCGGAAGCAGCAAGAAAAGTATCTCCAGCACCACTGACATCCCGTACTTGAGCCACAGATTTTAAAGGGTATTTCTTTCCCCTGAACCTACACCCCTTACTCCCCAAAGTAACAATGAGGTTTTCCATCCCCATCCCTTCAAATCCATTCTCCTTATATTCCTTTTCATTAATTTTGATAAGATCAAACGAATTAGCCCATTCAGGGTTATACTTCTTTTTTGTGTCTAAAAAAGACAACTGAGCATTATCTCCAATATATTTTAAATCTCTGTCTGTCAGGTATCCTTTATTGTAATCAGAAACGATCACAACGTCATAAGACCACACACTTGCTTCTCTCAACTTTAATTTATTAATCTCTTTATACTCATCTGAATCAACGCGCAAAAACATTTGATTAGAATTAGAGTCAATATATCTAACCTTCGCTCCAGTGCTTTGATTACTTTTAATATCTACTTCTGCTTTTTTGCCTAAATTATTAAGGCAAGCAAGGACATTTCTATGGACGTTTGAGGCCATACCCATGAAAGTAACTGAATCTTTTTGTTTAAAAACAGGAACTGGAGCTTCTGGGCATAATCTATCAGCAGACCCATAAGTAAAAATATCTAAGCACGACTCTCCGATAATTAATATTTTCATTTTTGTGAATCTCCTTTTTGGATTCTATAAGAATCATACTCAAAGTGTTGAGTGCTAACTTCAAAAACTTTAGAATCCTCTAGAGCTATAAGCTTGTGAGGAATACATGGCCTTAAGTGAACCGTATCTCCTTCCCCTAATTCAACCTCTTTTTCAATAGCATTCCCCAAATCATAATATCTCAACATCAACGTACCTTCTATTATTGCCCAAGTCTCCTCTTTTTTAATATGATAGTGCATAGAAAACTCTGCACCTTTATTAAATTTCAAAATTTTACCACAATACAAGTCATTATTGGTAATCCATATTTCTTCTCCCCAACCTTTAGGATGTTTTTGCACCCTAGAAAACACAGGCTCTAAGTTCATTAACTGATTTTAACTAGAATACATGGAAAATCAATAGCTAATCAAAAAAAAACCGTCCCGAAGGACGGCTTTTAAGTTATTTAAAATGGTTAATATCTATCGTTGCTCTTTCACCTTCTCCTTTTCTTTTACCTCGCCTTTATTGTGAATGGCTGAGTAGCAAAAAAGAGAAGAGATAGCTGACAATACAATTATCCTCACGGCTAGATTAAATAAATTATTTTTTCCCGTCTCCTTTGTCTTTCGCTTTCCCGAAGTTCACGCTGAGAAAATCTACGATTTTATAAGCTTTTGAAAGCCAAGTCCCCTCTTTTGGAGTTGGGGTCGCAGCAGCGAATGCACTAGCAGCGGCAATAACAGCACAAGCCCAGTTAAACCAAACTTTATCTTCAACGAACGATGTAATAATCTCAATAATATCCATAACAATATTTTGTTTGTATAGATTATTACACTAAGCGAGGCAGCAGGGAATTATCGGCCTTGCCCCCTGTAGGGCTTTTTGTAATTTTTAGAGCTTTTAAGCCTAGAGGTCTTGCTTTTAGCATGAATCCCCTTACGTCTAACCTTCTTCTTAGCCTCGTAATCTTTATTTGTTTTTTTCATTATTGATCTTTTACAAATTGCCCATCTACCATTTTACCAGTGCGTTGCTTGATTACATCATAAGCTGCCTCCAAGCAATACGTAGTATCGAACTCGACCATCTCAGAGAGTAGAATAATAGTAACCAACATGTCTCCAATCCCATCTTTTACTTCGGCGAGAATGTCCTGCTTATTTGAAGTGGGCATCCCGAGATCTTCCATTAAATCTCGTTGGTAATTAAAGTTATTTAGCTTTTCTAAAGCTTCTCTTGTTTCGTCAAGTTCTTCTTGCGTCTTGTCTAGTTGTCTAAGAGCAGTAGAAGAATCTAGAATTCCTTTACTTTTCCCCCACTCAACAACCAATTTACTTAGTTCTTCGTATTCCATATCTACCCTCAGTATAAAGATATTTCAAGCCGTGTCAACTATTTTTCATAATTTAATGGTCTTAGGAGCGATCTCCTCTATTTCTTCGCATAACCTAAGTATCTCTGAAGTATGCATATCACAAGCTTTTGCTTTTAACTTGAAAAGTTCTTTATAAAAATAAATGTAATCTCTATCTTGATTAACGTATTCCTGATCTCTAATATTAAAAATGTGGTCTACATATGTTTCATAAATTGTAGCATCAATACACTTCTCTACTGGATCATAAACAGAATTAGAAAGAACGTAATCGAAGATGTCGTGACGATTTACATTGATATGAAATATCTCTTCATTCACTTTTAAAGCTCTTTTATCCGTTTAATAACCATTTCGTAGGTTTTGTCTGAAGGGTCATTCTTTCTATTCGGCGCAATCATTTTGTGCGTTAGAATGTTTTCAATTCCAATGTCAAATTTGTCCATAAGGTATTTACATTTTTTGGCAGCAGAATCAATTTCAACCGCACTTGGAGTGCGTTTATTAGTATCCCCATAGAAAGAGATACCGATACTGTGACCATTTAAACCGCTCACACCCTTCCAAGAAGATCTTCCTGCATGCCAAGCTCTTTTTTTGTCATAGACAAATTGTGTGCGAGATCCATCAGCCGCAATAAGATAGTGATAACTAACCTTTGATTCAGACTTCAAAATCCATGAACGAGTCCCATCATGACTCCCACTGCTATGATGTAAAATCACATACTTCGGTTTAATTGTCCCAGACTGGTTTGGGGAAGCTTTGTAAACTTCAGGATAATCATCTTTAAGTTCTTCTACTGGCGGTTCAGGTTTTTCTGGTTCTCCTTTATTGTCGTGGACTAGATTCTCCCAAATCATCTTCCATGTAGCGGGACCATCAACCCCGTCCTCGCGCAAGCCAAGTTTTTTTTGGACTGCTTTAACAATCCGATCTTTACCAGAAAAACGCATTGTTATTCTTCTTCAGTTGGGGCTTCTGCTTGTACTTCTACTTGTGCTTGGGGCAGTTGTGATTTTGCTTCCTCTTGAATTTTGCTAGCAAGGAAGGAACCCGCTTCAGCGATCTGAAGTCCTTGAGCTTTTACGGCGACATCAATAATCTGGAGAAGCGCATTAGCTTCGTTTTCTTGTAAGGTGATTTTAATTTCATTCATACGTACCTGATTATCTAAATCCAGAAGAATAATTCAACAAATTAACGTCTAAATTTCAAAAAAATATGCTTAACCGCCATCCACATATCCAGATATTTATACTTAGCTAATCTGCCCAAAAACACAGTACTTACCTCTTTCTGAGCCAATTCTTCGTACTTTAAATATATCTCTTGGCCTTCCCCCCAAGGAATAGGATAGAATGGAATATCTCCTTCCTCCATCTTTTTGGGGTATTCTCTGGTAATTATAGTTTCTCCTGAGTGATTGGGACTAAAATAAGAATGATCATACTGTCTAGTCCATTTATTCTTCTTATTGCATTCGTTGTAAACAAGTGCGTCTTGCTTATCCATTGTTGGGTAATGCTCTAGCTTTAAAGACCTATAAGGTAATTCCCCGAAACAACAGTTAAAATACTGATCTATCCTGCCTGTATAAATAACTTTATCACAATCCTCTTCCTTCCATTCTTCCTGTCCCGCATTCAAAACAACTTCCACCCCATCTAACATTTTTTCAAACATTTTTGTGTATCCTTCTTTTGGCACACACTGATATTTTTGACCTTCGAACCAAGTTGGGCTTCCTGAGTTCTTCGTCTTTGGGATTCTATTTGTGATTGTTTTAGGAATCTCCCCGAAATTCACTCCCCATTGTTTCTCACTATAGTCTTTAAAAATGTATTTTTTAATCTCTCCTTGAGAGAGTGTCCTCCCTATAGCTGCCTCACAACCTTTGTCGTGGTATGGTAGAGGTATATCGCCAATCTGAGTTCTACCAATTGGCTTATACTCCAGATCAATCCATTCTGTGTACCGAGATAGAAACTCAAAAACTTCTTCATCATCCGTATGAAAAATATGTGGGCCATACTTATGGAAGTAAAGACCTCCAATGTCAACATCATAACAGTTACCTCCAATGTGATTCCGAGATTCAAAAATTTTAACCTCATGGCCTTTATCTTTAAGCAAGCGAGCAGAAGTTGTCCCACTCAAACCACAACCAACAATAACAAACTTCATATGTTAAAATGCAATTTCATACTCTTACTCATTTTTTGAGAGTACTTTAAATTCGCTTTACCTGAGCGTTGCTCATTATGAGAGCAGTTGTATATAGCTGCTCTAAAATTAATATCTCCACCTTCATACCCTTTATGGGTAAAATATCTCCAAGAGAACTGATGAGATCCCATTAACTTTAATAAATAAAACTTTTTTGTAGATCTAATTATAATATCTTGAGATGAAGTAAGATCGACATTTTTAAAATCAATTTGTTTTTTAAGTATGCTTGCTTTAGTTATATTACAAGTGCCACATTTTTTATTAAAATCACCAACACGTTTAAACGTATCGTCTACACCCATTTTAAAACCTTTATTAATCCTTAAGAAGTCTTTGCCCAAATTGTGAATAGTTCTAACTAAATCTCTATGTATGAAGTCATCCGCATCAACAAACATAACGTAATTATCATCATCAACTTCACTTAAGGCTAAAATATACTTAGTACCTTTATCTAATCTTACTTCAGGTAGTCCAGTGCTTCGATCTACTTGATTACCTATTTGCCAAGCATTGGATAATGATGGAGGGAGCCAATCAACTTCTATAAACTTTATATTTTTAATTTTTTTATTTTCTGCAAAAGGGTTTAATGTTTTATTCGAAACCACTATTACTTCAAACCTATCATCAAGCTGACCACAAACCGAAACCAAAGTATTTTCTAATAAATCCCAAGTATCATTGTATGAATGACAGTTTTCGTAATGTTTAACACATATAATAAAAGTAACCATTATTCTCCAAATTTGTATCCGAAATACTCAATGTCCTTTGCATACTTTTCCGCAACGATTTCCCTCGTTTCGTCATTGTAATATTCGGTATAATGCTTATGTTTTGTTTTGTTTACGTGAGGAAGTTTTTGTGGCGGGACTCCAATTTTGTCGCAAATAGTGTTAAAGTCTCCCTGAAGATTTTCAAACCTACCAATGAAATCGACTAAGCATACATCACCTTCAAATAGCCAATTATACTGTGATTTATGCTTTGCAGGAAATGGGTTTAATAAAAAATCCAAGAAGCTCAAGTCTTTAGCACTTTCTATATATCCATGTTGAGTTTTATCTTTAACTCTAAAGAAATACTGAGACAGTAATTTATCCCAAGGATTACGTATAATAGAAAATTTGAAATAGGTATTGAATGCCTTCGGCTCATACTTTTTGTACCACCAAGCCCGATGGTGCTTCTGCGGAGGGTTCTCAGCGTTTACTAGAAGCTTAGTAATACT